CGATCTCGCACTTCTGTTTACATGGCGAGAGATCGCAAGGATGAAGAACAGTGTCGCTACAAACCTTCTCATCATGGACGAGGTATTTGACTCGTCACTGGATGGTTTTGGTACCGACGAGTTTCTTAAGATTATTCGCTTCGTCGTCAAGGACGCGAATATCTTCATCATCTCACACAAGTCTGAACTGCACGATAAGTTCGAAAGTGTGCTAGAATTCCAAAAGGTCAAGGGGTTCTCCCAGTTACGGAATCCACTACTCCCTTGACAATCATAAAGAAATCCTTTATACTAAATAAGTATTCGTGCCTAGTTAGTCACGAAACTTAACAAAGACCTGTCGAGTCTTTTTTCATCTGCGGGTAATCACTCCGCAAGCAACTATAGGTAATTTTAAATGATCAAGTCCATTCTCGCTGCTACCGCCCTTCTTGGTGCCACCTCTGGTGCTGCCTTCGCCGGTCCTTACGTCAACGTGGAAGCAAACTCCGGTTTCTCTGGTTCGGATTACTCTGGAACGACCACCGAAGCTCACGTAGGCTACGCTGGCGAAACTGAAGGCGGTGTCTCCTTCTACGTCCAAGGCGGACCTGCTCTGGTCTCCACGGATGGTGCTGACAGCAAGAGCGCCTTCACCGGCAAAGCAGGTGGTAGCGTCGCTGTTTCTGAGGCTGCTAGCGTCTACGGTGAGATCTCCTTCGCCGCCGTCGAAGATGCTGACGACACCGGTTATGCCACCAAACTCGGCGTCACCTGGAACTTCTGAAAATAAACTGCTATAATACGGGGGTCTTCGGACCCCCCTTTTTCATGCGTTATCTTCTGCATCCCCTTACGCTACTAAACCTGTCATTGGTAGGGACCTTGGGGTTTATCGAATACCTTCATGTCCAGGCTCATCGTACCTATGAGAAGGATGTTCATGGTCATGCCCGTCAGTTCTGTAGAGCGAATCCAGAAACCTGTGAAAGTTTCTTGTCGGGGTATTGACAAAACTACATATTTCCTATATAATATTGTAACAGTTCTTCACATGAGAGATGACCCGTTCCGGCACAGTGATTATTGAAGATGGAGGACGTGCAAACTTGTTCGCAAACGAACCACGTATGTACGTTGACAAGACTGCCGCTGAGCGTTATGGTTATGAAACCTACGCAGAGCGAGCAGAAAAACTGAACGGTCGTGTAGCGATGCTGGGTTTTGTTGCTGGACTTTTGTCTTACGCAACAACGGGTAGTATCTTCTTCTTTGGATCCTTCGGATTCTGATTTTTTATTCTATTAAAACAATGAACGAAACAGCAGAACGCATTAACGGACTTGCCGCAATGATCGGCATTGTCGCCGCCCTGGGTGCTTATGCCCTAACCGGTCAAATCATTCCTGGTATTTGGTGATGGGATTTCTAGCAGCAGCACTGCTGATGCTAATTCCTGTCTTTGCCGCAGCAAGAAACTCATGAGTTATGATTGGACACTCTTACAAACATTGTTGTTCATCATAACTCCTTTCTTCGTCATGCTTGCTATGACAAATAACGATGAGGATGACGGACCACCTGACAGTGGTCTTATGACACCAGCATATGAATATAACTAGGGGGATTGCGGTCCTCCTTTTTTTATGCTATACTATCAAGGTAAACTCACAAGCATCATGTCCAAAGGACCAACTACAGAAGTTTCTAACGCAAAACTAGAGCAACTAATCAAACTCGCAGAGACCTTTTGTATTAAGGCAGAAGATGGTGAGTGGAATGTTGAACAGGGAACATATAAAGCGATTTTTAAAGCACTAGATCACGCTAAGACAGAAATGTTTAAACAGCAGCGCCAACGCCGCCGCACCATGAACATTGAATTTGTTGAAGATGTAGAAAGAAGAAAAATGATTGCCAAAGAAAATACACAAAACATTTGATAATATAACTAGGGGGAGCACACCCCCTTTTTTTATGTTTAGTTATAGTCATATTGTCGAATCAATTCATGATCATAAAACATGTCTTAAACCTAGTACAGTATGTGATGGGGTTGGACTTTTTGCTCTAAGAGATATTAAAAAAGACGAATTGTTATTTAAATTTTGTACTGAGGATATAGAAATTGCTGCCAAAGATTTTCAATCCACTGCTCATCCTAATGTTACTGAATACATTGGTCGTATGTGTTGCTACAATAAAGATGATGACAGTTATATATTAGATGTTCCTTTGTTCATGATGTATATGGAGTATTATATTAATCACTCTGATGACTCAAATATTTTTTGGGATAGATATGACCATGAAATGTATGCCATGAGAGATATCAAAGCTGGTGAGGAATTAACAACATACTATAGACCTGACGAACGCGATTGGTGATGATATATGTTTGATAATATCGAGATTGGCGAAGAGTTTGCCAAGTTCCTACAACAAATAGAGAAAAAGTGTATCTCAGATAAGGAATGGGAGTTTCCGTATAAGATCGTAAAAGATCCTATATGGGAAACTAGTATGCCACTGCTTACCATGATTCTTCAGCGTGGTATACGGCATGATACTCCTCCCACACAAGTCGTAAGAAATGCTGCCTGTCCTGAGACACCGCGTGAAGCATTTGACTTTAAGGTAAGACAGGAGTTTATTCTAAACAAATTTCCTAGAGCACTTGACAATCCTGTACTGGGGTACTATCCTCCTAATGGATTTGTGGGATGGCATACGAACTACGGTGCCCCAGGGTGGATTATATTGTTTAACTGGTCTCAGACTGGTGATGGTTATTTCCGGTGCTGGAAGGATAATGAGTTGAGAACCCTGCCTGACTCCCCCGGTTGGAGTGCGAGAGTAGGTCTATTCCGTCCAGAACAAGAGCACGAATTATGGCACTGTGCTCGGACTGAGTGTCGTCGGTTTTCTTTTTCTTATCGTTTTGATAATCCACTTGATTGGCAAGAGGCAGTTGACTGTATAGTTGGTGTCTGATATAATGACCGAGGACTACATTATTATCTCATGGCAAGACCCGAAGGGTTTTGGAAGTACCAGGAGGACGTGACACTAAAAGAACTGGAAGATTATCTTGCCGGTACTTATCGTTCTCACTACACTTCCGTTGAGTCTAAAACTCAAACACTTGATCTAATTGAAAGCATCGGTGACGCTGAGGCGTTCACCCGATCAAACGCTATTAAGTATCTGTCTCGCTTTGGTAAGAAAGACGGGAAGTCCAAAATGGATATCCTCAAGGCGATTCACTACTGTGTGCTCCTTTACCACTTCTCTGGTATGCACGCACAAACCTCTAATTATAATGAACGATGAAACTGTCTGATAAGACCCATAAGATCCTCCAGAACTTCACTTCTATTAACCAGTCTCTTTCCTTTAAGGAAGGACGCACAATCCGCACGATTTCTCCTATGCAGAACGTGCTAGCAGAAGCAGAGATCGAGGAATATATTCCCAAGGACTTTGCTATCTATGATCTTCCGCAGTTCCTGAATACTGTCGCATTGTATCGCGATCCCGACATCGACGTGTCCACAGAGGATACTCATGCTATGATTCGTGAAGGGAAGATGAACCGCTCTAAGTATTTCTTCAGCGATCCTAGCGTGATTATTGCTCCTCCTGAGAAGGAGATGAAGTTGCCAACCGAAGATGTATGCTTTGTTGTTGAGGATGAGCAATTGCGACGCATCATGAAGTCTTCTGGCATCCTGGGTCTACCTGATCTTTCTGTTGTTGGTGAAGCAGGTGTAGTCAAACTCGTGGTTTCTGACCGCAAGAATGATACATCTAATGACTTCCAGATCGTTGTTGGAGAAACATCGGCAGAGTTTTGTTTTAACTTCAAGATTGAAAACATTAAACTGGTACCTGGAAGTTATGAAATTGTCATCTCACGAAAAAATTTGGCACGGTTTGTCAACAATGCCCTCAATCTTACGTACTTCATCGCCCTGGAACCCGACTCCAAATACAATGATTGATAACGAATCTAAACAGGACAAATGGAACCGAGGACTTGACCTCTTTATTGAGTCAGTCCTCAAACCCGATACCAAACTTCGTCAGTGTGCTCACAATCAAAAATGCTATCACGAACTGATGGATGTTCGTAAAGACGTTCTGGAGTACCTTAAAACCAAGCGTTGGTGATATGGCAGATTGGAAAGTTGCGACCAATAAAGTAATAGCAAATAACCTACTTGAAAGTGTCGCAAGTTTACTAGATGGAAGATGGTACACAGTCCAAACCCTTGACCACACCGGAAAGCGAACCACCAAGCACGTCATCGAGTTCGACACTCCCGACGAATCCGATAGTGCCAACCCTGATGTTTCTGGGAGTGATCCTAGCAACGCTTAGTGTTATTGTAGCGGGATACTTTCATGGTCACATGAGTATCCAAGCAGTTTACAA